ATTAGATAGACGTGTAGGAAATGATCCAGACAAGTTTCCAAGACCTATTAATCCAATGATGTCTAATATTTTAGCTAAACAAGGTCTTGAAGAAGATGTTGTTAGAGGAACAACAACAACAAGTTCAAGACGTGATATTCCTAATACTGTTTACGGTTGGAATACCCCTGGACCACTAGACAAGCGTGACGGTAGGCCTAAAGGAAATTATGGTGATATAAACGCTAAAGCTAGACTGTTTAGAAGTAGGCTTGGTGGATCAGCATTTACTATGGATGACGGCGATCCTAGTATTCTTAGAATGGGCATTGCTAAAGAAAATCCAGCAACATATTATGATATTGAAAACACACCAGAAAATACTAGCAAGGGAGATGCTACATTACCGTTTAATGAACATATTAGATTGCGTTCAAGAACTGGCCACCAAATTCTATTGCACAATACAGAAGATTTAATTTATATTGGTAACGCAAATGGTACAGCATGGATTGAATTAACATCAAATGGAAAGATAGATGTATATGCACAAGATAGCATTAACCTAAGAACAGAAACAGATCTTAATATTAAAGCTGATAGAGATATAAACATTGAGTCAGGTAAAGATATTAACTTTACAGCAGGACGCAATTATAAGTTAATGGTTAACAATGACAGAGATGTAAAAACAAATAAAAACGAAACAACATTTGTTGGTAAAGATAAAAACGAATGGACAGGTGATAACCATACTGTTGCAGTAGGTAGTGACCAAGACATTCAAATCAAAGGATCACATAGAACAACTATTAGTACAAATTATAGTTTGCAAGTATCCGGAGACGGCAAGATAGCAATCAATGGAGAGTACGGTAGCAAAGTTGCAGGCAACTATAGACAAGTTGTTGTTGGAGCATATAATCTAAACACAACAGGTGATAACAAATTTACCAGTGGAGCAAACACACAAATTAAAAGTACTGTTAATCACAAAGAAACTGCCGGTGGACAAATACACATGAATAGTTCGTCGCAAGAAGCGTTGGGTGCAGATACTATTAGTGATACATTTACTGCTCCAGTGACAAACGATACCGAAGACAAAACACTTGACTCTACTAGTACAGATCTAACAGTTTCAGTAAGTTCGGATGCGTTACGTGCAAGTGTTGCGGCAACAGCTAGTAGACCAAGACGTATTCCAAGACACGAACCTTGGGACGGACACGAAAATATTAATCCACAAGGACATACTCCTAGTGCGACTGCAAGTATATTAGCACCGTCACCAGAAGTCAGATCACAATCACCACAGATTGACAAAGACAGTGATATACCTGACTATTCAACAACTTCAGGAATATACAATGCACAAGATGCATACATCCAAGATCCAGTAACAGGTGAACGTGTGAGAGAGCCTTTTAACGCCGATGCAGTTCCAACTAAAAATACAGATAATCTAGCAGGTAAACAACCAGCAGACCCGGTACCAGTTGATGATATGCAACGGTTCTTTTTAAGCGAACTTATTAACGGGTTAGGACTAGATCCAATTACATGGAAATCAAACGCACATGCACTAGCAATGGCTTGTGCCCAAGTACAAAAAGAATGTAACTTTGAACCAAGATCAGAAAATATGAATTATAGAGTATCTACATTACAGCGTGTATGGCCAAATAGATTTGGTGGAGATGTAGGCAGACGTAGAGCTGAAGCACTTGTTGCAGGTGGTCCACCTGCTATTGCAAACTCAGTATACGGAAGTAGAATGGGCAACGGTCCTGCAGAAACCGGAGATGGGTTTAGATACAGAGGTAGAGGACTTATACAAATTACAGGAACAGACAATTATAAAACATACGGCGGCAAAGCCGGAGTTGATATTTACAATAATGCTGATATGGCAAACGATCCTACAGTTGCTACAAAAATTGCAGTAGCATATTTAAAGAGCAAAAGTATTACTTGGACAAGTACAGATTTTAATGCTTTAGGTACAGAGTTTAAAAAAGCAGTAGGATACGCAGATGCTGGTGGATCAAACACAGCAAGCAGAATTGGTCTAGGAAAAGGATTCTATCAAAAAATTATTAACAATGAACTAACACCATTAGCAAGTCTAACAACAACGACACCTATAGATAAAGGTGCAGGAACAACGCAGGTACAATAATGCCATTAATAGCTAGAAAAGTAGGATCAGGAGATATTGTAAATACAGTACACCCTATATGTGTTGCTCCTGGAGACATACTTACTGATTCAGGTAGTTCAACGGTATTTGTAGTTGGACACGGAATACATAGAAAGACAGACCTAAACGAAGCTCATACACATTGTCCACCTGTGTATGGTACGCCATTAGTAACGCACAGTCCAAATGTTTTTGCCGAAGATTTAGAAGTAGGCAGAGTAGGAGATACATATGATTGCTCAGCTGAAATAAAAAGTACAACACAAACAGAGGTATTCGCAAACGAATAAATATTAGTATGGCAACAGATTTATATAAAACAATTAAAATTACTCCTAAAAGAGACAAAAAACCTCCGATTAAGCAAAAAGCATATAGAGGGTTTAGTACTGTCAATGCTGAAAACACTTCATTTCAACAATTTGATGTTGCACTTATTAAACAAAATTTATTAAATCATTTTAATATTAGACAAGGTGAAAAAGTATCTGATCCTACATTTGGTTGTATTATTTGGGACGCAATATTTGAACCGTTAACAACAGAGCTTAAAGACGCAATTACAACAAATGTTACAAATATTGTAAACTTTGATCCAAGAACTAGAGCTACAGGAGTACAAGTAACTGAATACGAAAGCGGATTACAGATTGAGTGTACAATAATGTACTTAGACTATAATATCAGCGAATCTTTAAAGATGCAGTTTGATAAAAATGTCGGACTGACGTGACACAATTAACTACTAGTATTATCGTTTATAATAAATACAACGTAGAGCATTAAGAAGGATAACCTATGTCATCAACCGACAGACAGAATAGACTGCTTTTAGCAGAAGATTGGACAAAAGTATACCAGAGCTACCGAAATGCGGAGTTCCGTAGTTACGACTTTGATTCATTAAGACGCTCGATGATCACATATCTGCGTCAAAATTACCCAGAAGATTTTAACGATTACATTGATACATCAGAATATCTTGCTTTAATTGATATGATTGCGTTCTTAGGACAAAATATTAGTTATAGAGTTGACTTAAACGCAAGAGAAAACTTTTTAGAATTAGCTGAACGTAGAGAATCAGTTCTCCGTTTAGCTCGTATGCTTTCATATAATCCTAGACGTAACCAAGCCGCAAACGGACTTCTTAAATTTGGAACAGTAAGTACTACAGAATCTATTATTGATAGTAACGGTAACAACTTATCTGAACAAACAATTATCTGGAATGATCCTAGCAATAGTAACTGGTCAGAACAATTTAGACGAGTACTTAATGCATCACTTCCGCAAAACGGAACTATAGGTAAACCAGCAGTAAGTAAAGTAATTAACGGAGTACTTACACAGCAATACAGAATAAATGGTGGACAACAAGATGTTCCTATATTTGGTTTTACTAAAGGTGTAAATGGTCTTCCTACACAATTTGAAGTTGTGTCAACAGGCATTGATACTGACTTGAATAAAATTATTGAAGAAAATCCAGTTCCAGGAACAAGTTTAGCATTTTTATATAGAGAAGACGGACGTGGATCTAATAGTTCTAATTCAGGATATTTTTTACACTTTAGACAAGGTAAAATGCAATCTAATGAATTTACTATTAATTCTCCGTCAGCTAATCAAAAAATTGCCATTGAAGCAGAAAATATTAATGATACTGATGTTTGGTTGTATCAACTAGACACAGACGGCACAGCAAATAAAATTTGGACACAGGTTAGTTCAACTGAAGGTAATAATGCAATTTATAATAGCTTGGTCAAAAAAATTAAAGATTATTATGTTGTACAAACTAGAGGTAATGATGAAATTAGTTTAGTATTTGCAGACGGAACTTTTGGAAATTTACCTAACGGCTCATTTAGAATTTACTATAGAACTAGCAATAATCGAGTAATTAGTATAGCACCAGCAGATTTAACAGGTATTACAGTTAGTTTGCCATATACAAGTAAAGCAGGCACATCGGAAACATTAACTTTAGGACTTGAACTTAAACAAGCTGTAAACAATGCAACTAACAGTGAGTCTACAGCTAGTATTAAGTCAAATGCTCCGCAAACTTACTATACACAAAATAGAATGGTTACAGGCGAAGACTATAACATTGTTCCTTTAACAACTAACCAAGAAATTATTAAAGTTAAATCTACAAATAGAACAACTAGCGGAATTAGTAGATATTTTGATCTTAAAGATGTAACAGGAAAATATTCTAGTACAAATCTTTACGGATCAGATGGTATACTTTATAGAGAACCGTACGAGAGTAAAACATCATTTACTTTTGCAACCCAAACAGATATTGAAGGTACTATTGAAAATACAATAATACCAATTATTAAAAATAGAGCAGTTAGTAATTACTACTTTGGAAATTATGCTAAAATTATTGTTAGTGATCTTAATGCAAAATGGGATCAATCAACTAAGACTACAAACAGCTCAACAGGGTTACTCCAAAATATTAGTAACGTTCCATATCAAGTAGGAACGTTTACTGGTGGTTCTTTAAAATATGTAGAAGCAGGTGCATTACTTAAATTTAAACCACCCGCAGGATTTTATTTTATTGGCTCTGGCGAGCTTACTAGTAATAGTACAGCTAAAGGTGCAAGTAGCTATAAATGGGTAAAAGTTATTAGTGTCAATGGAGCAGGAACAAGCGTTGATAGTGTAACAAGTCAAGGCCCTATTGTGTTTAACGAAATTTTACCTTCTAATAGTGTATTAGAAGAAGTTAAACCTAAAATAGTAAAAGATATTTCGACAGATGTTAGATCACAAATTATTGATCAAGTGTTTTCATATAAAACATTTGGACTAAGATATGATCAAGTTAATCGAAACTGGAGAGTAATAATTAATGAAAACTTAAACACAGTAGATGTGTTTAGTAATGGTAAAACAGGCGATGTTACAAATAACCAGTTAGACTCTAGTTGGTTGATATTATTTGAAACTAACGGAGAAAAATATACAATTACTAATAGAGGATTACGTTATATATTTGAAAGTGACAAAGAATTAAGTTTTTACTTCGACGGGCAAAGTAAAATATACGATTCACAAACAGGACAACTAGTTAAAGATAAAGTTGGTATTATGAACTTTAATACTAAGCCTGATTCTCTTAATGCATTTAATAATGATATTAATTGGGAAATAGTTAAAGAATTTACAAATGCAGATGGCTATGTTAATAGTAAAAAAGTTGAAGTTAGCTTTTTTGATTTGAATGATGACGGAAGTGTAGACGATCCAGATATTTTTGATAATGTAGTAGCACCACAAACAAATTCTACAACAAAATACGTTTTCTTAAAGAAAGAATCGTCAGATCAAGGATTTAGCAAATACAATTATTATAGCCAAGGAAGTTCTATTAATGTTGTTACAACAGAAACTGAAATTGGAGCATACAGTCAGTATTCAACAGGCCAGGTTTTTTATATTATTGATAACGATAACTTTAAAGTACTAACTAATAATGTCCTTGTAGTAACAGCAGATTATAAAGCACACGTTGGCAGATCAGATCTTAAATTTCAATATGTACATAGTGCAGATGATGGTAATAGAATCGATCCTAGTGCAAGTAATATAATTGATGTTTATATGTTAACTAGATCATACGATATAAACTTTAGAAAGTTTATTAAAGGAGCAATAGAAACTATGCCATTACCTCCTAGTTCAGATGAACTGTTTCAAAACTATGGTGGACAAATTAATGAATACAAATCAATTAGTGACGAAGTAATATATCATCCGGTACAATATAAACCTTTATTTGGTGTGCATGCACAAGATAGTTTACAGGCAACTTTTAAAATTGTACCAAACGCAAGCGAAGTTGTAAATGCTAACGAGTTAAAAACAGATGTTATTAATTCAATTAATAAATTTTTTGCTTTAGAAAACTGGAATTTTGGTGATTCTTTTCACTTTACTGAATTAGCAACATATATAATGAATAGTATAGCACCTAACGCTGTTAATATTTTACTTGTTCCTAAGCAAGCTTCACAGAGTTTTGGCAGTTTATACGAAGTAAAAGCAGAAAACAATGAGCTCTTCATTAATGACGCAACAGTTGATGATGTTGAAATTATTGATAGTGTTACAGCTTCAAGAATACAAGCATCGGGTAGCGTAGTAACAGCAACTGGAACTACTAATACAGGTGTTAGAAGTCAGTCATTAACAACTACAACCACAACAACTACAACAACTAGTAGTTCAAGTAGT